ATATTGATTTTGTACATTCTGTTGTTCCTATAACACTCTGTGTAATAGTTCTTAAAAAACTAGCCAACTTTCTTACACTTGGTGTTGCTGTGCTTGATATTGTTTTTGGAGCATTTATTTGTTTTTGATAATTAATTGTAGTTGTAGAAGCATAAGTTACGTTTTGGTTGTATGTTGTACCACTAGAAGGTGTCCAAACAATAACAATTGCACCTTGTCTGCCAGCAGCTGCACTAGTTCTAGAGCCAGTAATGTTAGAACTACCACCACCACCACCTGCACCATATACACCACCAGTAGTACCCCCAACAGTATCTCTAGCACCGCCAGATCCGCCACCGCCACCGCCTATAAATGATTGTATATCTATACCAGCACTACCAGCTGATGCATTTGCTCCAACTGCACCAGTTGGCGCTCCTCCGCCACCCCCATTTGTAGCAGTTGTAGCAGGAACAGCACCAGATGTTATTGCACCTGTTGCTCCACCAGAACCTAGTGAATTGTTACCACCATTACCGCCTACACCAGATGCACCATTACCGCCTGCTGTACCTCCTCCATTACCACCACCACCTCCACCAGCAATAGAAGTGTTACCAGTTGAATTAAATCCGTTACCACCATTACCACCATTACCATTTACACCTGCAGCACCGCCACCTCCACCACCACCAGTACCAGTATTTGTTCCGCTTATAGTAACTCCACCAGCTCCACCTGTACCTCCAGTTGATGCTCCTGTACCTCCTGTACCACCTGTAGAAGTTGTGGCTGTAGTTACGCCACCTGTACCACCTGTGGCTGTGTTAGTAGTATCCCAAGTGGTTGTTCCACCTGTGCCACCAGTAGAAGTTCCTGATGTTCCACCTGCTCCACCTGAAGCACCAGCAGCTCCAATAGCATATGTTACAGAGCCACTATATGTTTGATTAGTTAAAGTGCTATACCCTCCACCACCGCCACCTGCACCACCTGAAAAACTAGTAGTAGCTACCCAAATAGTACCAGAGCCACCACCGCCACCACCAAAAATATAGATATTATTGGCAGAGTTATTCCAATTAGATGGAACTGTCCATGATGTACCAGATGTTAATAAGTTTCCTGCTGTTGAAGTAGTCCAGTTTCCAGTACCAGATGTTGTTAAAACTAAACCATTAGTAACTGTTCCTCTACCAGATACTGATAAATTTACTAATGCTACATTGGTATAATTTGTTGTAAATGTATTTGTAACTGCTAGTGTTGCAGATGTATTTGTAGAGCCATAAGTACTAGATTTTAATGTTAATAAGTTACCAGAAGAACCACCTGCTGCCCAAGTTGTAACTGTTATAGTTGATGCTACTGGAAGCGTAATAGAATAAGCAACAGTTTTAGAGCTAGATATTTGGTTAAAAGTACTATTACCACCAGCAATAATGTAATCAGCAATACCTGTAGCTGGGCTTATAGATAAATTGTAATAAGTTTTAGTACCGCTGCTTGAAAATGTTTTTGCAGTTGTAGATGTATCTGAAAAAGCTATTGTAGATGTACCAGCATTTATTGTTGTGCCTACAGAAGTTACCCATACTGTTCCAGTACCAGATAGAGTCCATGTGCTAGAACCCATAGTGATAATACCATTATTTGTAGCTGAAACAGATGCAGATGATATAGTTTGGTTATTGGTTGTAAAAGTACCTAATGTAACTGTAACTGCTCCTGAAGATGCAAAAGTATCACCCACAGTAACTGTAATTCCAGAGCCATTAATTGTGACAGCACCTAATGTTTTTCCAGCACTTGTAATTGTGCCAGTAGCATTAAATGTAGTAGTGCCAGCATAAGTTAAAGTCATGCCAGTAACTAATGTTAAACTACCTGATATAGCTAATGCAGGAGTAGCTGTTCCAGTAAGTGTTCCAGTAAATCCTGTGCAAGTAATACTTTTTGCTACTCTACTGCCTGAAACAGTACAAGTAACTGCACCAGAACCACTATCAAAGAATACATCGTCAGCAGCAGTTGGAACTGCTTCACCACCACCACCACCAGATGTTAATGCCCATTTAGTGCCAGCAGTAGCATCCCAAGAGGCTGTTCCACCTACCCAATATCTATCAGCCATTGTCTACTTCCTGTACAAAGTCTTCTATAGATTCTTCTATTATCTCTTCTGTAGGCGTGACAATTTCTTGTACAATTAATTCTGTCCCATCCCAAATAGTATTAGTAGGTAATTCACCTAAATAGCAACCTTCAGGAGCTTGGTCTGTAATTTCAGCTACGATAATGTTTATAGGTTTATCAGTAGCTGCGTCATAAACGACACACGCAGCCATATATTAAGCGAATGATGCTTTAATAGTAAACTGAATTGAATCAGCAGATGCTAATACAACACCAGTAAAGTCAGACTTAATAAATAAGTTACCAGATGTTGAAGCATCAAATAGACCAGCGTTAGTGATTGTTAATGCACCACCTGCTGTGATTGTACCTACTACTTGGTATGTATCATTTGTAGTTGATGTTGTTTGTTGTGTTGATGTGCCTGCTGTACGAGTACCTGTTTCTGTAAATAGAGTAGTATCTGTAGCACCTGTTGTTCCTGCACCTGTACCCCAAGCAACGTATGATGGCTCTGTGCCAGACCCTTTAATACGATTTGAGATAATTGCACGACCAGTATTAACTAATAGTGTAGCCATTTTTTAACCTTCCATAAAAATAATTTGAATATGTTTCTGTTCCAATAATCAATAGTGCCAAGTTCTTGTCTTGTACCATCAGCCTTAATAATTACTGCTTGTATTTCAATTTCCCTAGCTTGATTCTTTACTAAACCTTGCATAATTAAGCCAATGTCAATGTAAGATTTCCAGTAGCAATTTTAAAATTATCGCCAGTAGAAATTGTTTTAGAGGTTGTTAATGGTGCATGATAAAGTAAATTGCCAGATGTTAATGCGTCATAAATGCCAAAGTGAGTTACAGTTCCCCATGTTAATGTACAAGTTGGAAATGTTAAATCAGCAGTATTAGAAGATACACCATTGGATGGTGAGCCAAATGTAATGGATTGTCTTGCATAAGAACCACCACTAACTTCTGTGCCTGTATTAGCATCTGTTGGGTCAGATGTAAATAATGCTGCATATACAGTAGATGGTGATGTATATGAAGTTGCTCTAACTGTTGCGTTTATAAGTGCATTTTCTAAATAATTAGATATTTGTGTCATAGTTTACCTTGTAGCCAATGAAATAACCATTGGTGCAGATGGATTTTCACCAGCACTGTCTGATACTGTTAATGAATTAAGACCTCTATCGTACAATGCTGCCCATGTTTGAACTCGTGCATCATTCATAAGATATGGTTCTGCTTCACCTAAAGCTGCATATAACAATAAGTCTGGGCAATTAGCCAAGAATACATTAGATGAATTAGATGAGCCTAAATAAGTTGGTGTTGCATAATAAACCATTTTAAGTGTGTATGCAGAATCTGGGATAGGTGCAAATTGGAACTCTGAACCCATGACTGTGTAAAATTTAGGTGATCCACTGTCTGCTGTAGATGCTTTAGTGTTCCTAAAGAAGTTACTTGGGTTTTGGTATACAATGGTTTGTATAGGGCTTGATTCTGTATGCAAATCACGCATCTCTAAAAAGTCACTGGGTAATGCTACAGTAGGATCACCTGCTGCTGTTAATGTTGTTACTACTTTTAACATTGGTCTAATACGCAAATCACGTCTTAATCTATTTTCTGCTAATGTAATAAATGTAGGGATTTGTGATGTTAAATCTGTACGAGCCAAATAGTCTGCAATTGTTGCCTGCAAGTCTGTATATGTAGTAAAAGCTGCCATTAAATTTTTCCTGTTCGTGTCCTAAATGCTAAGTTGTCTGGATTGTTTAGCCATGCTTTAAATCTTGGCATATCTAATACTTGGAATCCTCTTGTGATACCTTGCTTTTCTAATTCTTGGAATACTACTAAAGGAATAGATGCAACTTTGTTTCCAAATGCATCATCACTCCATCTTTGATGTGAATCGCTTTGTGCATATTCTCTTTTGTTTGAATCAATTACATTACTAATATCAGCTTTATGTTCAATGATTAAATTAGCACCATCATCATGAAATGCTGTTTTAGATCCATCTAAATTTTGAATTGTATTTTCCATTTATCCTATCCAGTATCTTGAATTTCTCTTTATGAGCCTACGAATTTTATTATGTCTTTTTGAATCTTTATCTGAATGTCTAATTTTTATGGGTCTATTAAACATTAAGTGACCATTTAAAGATTTAATTCTATAAGCAATCATAAAGAGAAAGCCCTATTGCTAGGGCTATCCTCATACTAACTTATGTTAAGTCAGAAATAATGCCATGTGCTGCTTCGTTCTTAACTTCTAGTGTGTATTCTACTAAAAGTTGAGTTAATTCAGCGTCACCAACTTTAGCTAATTCATTAGTTTGGAATGGGCGTAAGTAAGCTACTGCTGCCATTTCTGTGTCTAATAAGAAAGCTGTATCATCATTGTCACTGTTAGGAATGAAACGATCTGGAACAATTTGGATGATACCAAAGTCAGATACGTATACATCTGCTGCGTTAATGATTTGAGCTTGTTGGTTAGCTGGTACATCTCTGTAACGAGTAGCAATACCACCAAATGTTGATGCAACAACTTTTTGTGCTGGAGTTACGAGCAACAATGTTGGTGAACCACCATTAGTAAATGCAGATTGAGCTACAGTGTTTAAAAGAGTTGCAGTGAAAGCACGATCAGTACCAGTTACACGAGCTGTAGTACCAGAAGCACCAGCAGTACCAGAAGTACCACCAGAATAGTTAGATGCTAACCATGTTTGTAAACCACCTAAAACACGAGCTGTAGATGAGTTACCTGCTGATGCTACTTGGTTTGATAAAAGAATTGCTTCCATATCACGTTTGATTTCACTAGATGCTTTAGCTAATTGGTAAGCCTTTTCAGATTTACGACCAGCTTTGTTTACTGCATCAAGAGTACCAGAAATTTTGATAGTTTTTTGTGAGATTTGTGTACGATTACCAACACGAGTAGTCACACCAATTGTAGCGTCAGATGCTGTTGCACCTTCAACTGCGTAATTAGATGCGTTTACTGATGCTAGTGAATCTGTTTGCCATTCATGATAAACTGCTGTTGCTTTTGATTTGCCTACAGATGACATGAAAGGTGTATCAGTTGGTGAAATGTTATAAATCACATCTGATAAATCTTCACGTTGACCTATGGCTGTATAGGTTTGATATGTTGCCATTTGTTATGTTCCTTAAATAAAATTTTCAAATATAGCTGCTGCATCTTGGACTCTGCCAGAGCTGCGCAACTGTGCTTTTTGTTTCTTGATTGTTTCTTGTGAGTTGCTATTTCCAGTGGAGGCACTAGACTTCATCATGCGAGGAGCTTCAGATACCTTTTTTGTGATAGCTGGTTTAGATCTCTGCAATTTGTCGTACATCATTGCCTTGTGTAAAGTAACAACGTGTCGTGAGTCATACACTGACGCTAATTCAGCATCACTGAAGCCTAACGATTTGCCATAAGTACGAATCTCTTTTCTGAGGTTTTCGCCTTTAGCTGAGTCTGAAAACTCTGGTAGGATTGAAGCAAGTTTCTGAGCCTCTTGGGCAACAACTCTCTGCATGGCTTGAGCCTGTTCTGCGTGTTGCATTTCTGCAATGCGTGCCTGCTCTGCTCTTATAGCTTGAATTTGTTCTTTCTTTTCAGAAAGTTCAGCAACTCTAACTGCATATCCTATAGGGTCGTTTTCTCTGAGTTCATTTAAGTCCTCAGTTGTGGTTTGTGAGCTTAGGAATTGATCCATAGCTTGTAACCTTTGAGCATACTGATCACGAGCATACTTTGCTTCTTCAATTGCTACACGTTCAGCTTCAACAGCTTTACGTTGTTCTGCAACGTCAGTAGTTTTCTTTGTATAGTCAGCACCAAGTTGATAACCTTTAATCAATTCGTTAAGCGTGACCTCTTTTTCTTCGCCAGCAGCTTTCACTACATAGCGTGGTTGCTCTTCATCTTGACTGTCATCTTCTTGTTCTTCTACATCATCCTCAACAACTTCTTCGTACTCTTGTTGTGGCTCTGCTTCTTGATCCTCTGATTGTTCAGCTTCTTGTTCACCTGCTAATTGCTCTTGCGAGTTTGCTGGGGTGTCCATTAGACCTTCAAATGCATTGGCTGCTTGACCTACTGTAAGCTCGCCACTTCCAGAATTTTCTGGAGTCATGGTAGTTTCACTCATTTATTTTCCTATAATACCTCTATGGGAGGTGTACCAAAAGTAGAATTGTCTACAATATATTCCATCGTTTGTCTTTGATTTCGCCAGTAACAGCGATTGATTCTAAGGCAGCGATGAGTTCGTTTACGCAAGCTATACGTTGATAGGCTTGCTCTCTTTCTTCAGATTGATCTGGAGTAGAGTTAAGTATTCTTTTTACTTGTGAGTCAATGATTGATTGTATTACTTCTTTAAAATCGTCATCATCAACAATGTTTTTAATATTTTGTGTGTTCATTAATTACCATATCTCATGGCATGAATCTTAGCAGCTGCGTCTACTGTAGCTTTAGATCTATTAATATCATTATTAGATTTAATCTTTGCAGCTTCCACTTGTAGTTTTTGTTGTTGGTTTGCAATCTCAGCAGCATTCTTTATTGCTTGTTGTTGTAGCTCTAATTCTTTGCGAGCATTATCAACTGCCATTTGTTGTTTCTGTAATTCAAGTTTAGCCATCTCTGTTTGAGCTTGGAGCTGTGCTTTTTCACGTTCAACTTGAGCTAACATTTGTGCAGCTTGAGTATTAGGATCTACTGGTGGTTGTTGTGGTTGAGATAATTGTTGCATTTGCTCTGGAGTAATATCATTAATAAATCCAGATGCATCCTTAAATCCAGCCATATGAATAAATTTAGCCAACGTATCACGATATTGTTTTAATGATACTAATGGATTACTCATACCATAACCTTGCAAGATCTGTTCTTGTTTAGCTAATACCATTTGCATAGTAGCTAACTGTTCTTGACGTGATCCAGTACCTAAACCTACATTAATATTGATTGAATATTGTTCTGACCACTCACGTGGATTAAATACCATTGGCTTTTTGTTAATCATTAATGTGCGTGATTGTTTTTGGTATTTACATAACAATCTAAAGATAGATTGGAATAGTGACTTAACACCTGTTTCAGCAAAGATACGAGCTATAAGTTCTAGTTTACCATTAGCAGCATTAGACATTGCAGATACTGCTGTAGCTGTTACGTTTTGTAATATGTTAGGATCAAGACCTTGCTGGGCATCTGATACACCAGTACGTTTAGCTTGCACTTGATCTAGGTATTCTAGCATTGGAAATGATTGGCTTGCGCTAGATGTTACATTTAATGGCATGATTGCATTTGCATTCTTAACACGAATTACACCACCAGCTGTAGATGTTAATAAGTCATCCATATTTACTTGACCATCAACTGCTGCAACTCTTGAGTTATTTGTTAAGTAAAGGTTGTCAAGCATCTGACGAATAACTGTAGATTTAATTAACTGTAAATCCATTGTGCGATCTGCTAATGAGTTACCAAAGAATTTATGTGGGATTGGTAATGGGCAAATTGAATGGAATGGAATGTAATCACAATCCTCATCACTTAAAATAGTGTTGGATGCGTAAACAATTCTACGTAACTCTGCAACACCATCATCGTTATAATCTACCTTGATGTAGCATTCATACACTTCAACTAATTGCATTGAATGATCTTGTGACATCATGTCAGTAGGTTGTTCACCACGTGTATAACGTGCAATACGTTCTGGGCTGTATTCTAATGCGTCAGCAGTAGATAATCCTTCAACAATGATAGGATCAAATCCCATAGCAATCATTTCACTACGAGTTAGCATTTTACGATGTGCGCAGAATCCAGATTCTTGAATATTTCTTGCACGCTTGCTAATAATAAACTCTTCTGGTGGTACGTTTTCTACTCTTACTGTTCCATTGCGTACTGTTTTACGTACTTTAATGTCATGCGTTCTATCAATAGCTTGTTGTTGAGTTTGTGGATCAATGATTGGTGATCCAGCAGCGTCATACATTGGTAGTTCAATTGTATCGTGACTTACTAATTCAATCTCTTGATCTTGAAGGATCAATGTCATCTCATCATCTGTTAAGCCTTTGTACTCTTCTTTAGTGATGTTAGTTTGATCATCCCAGTACACTTTAACTACACCTACTTTTTCAAGCAATGCATCTTTAAACCAATTATGTAATACATGGAATCCATCGTTATCTTTATAGAATACGTGGTTGACATAAGTTGTAGCACCATCTGCTAAGTCTTGGTCACCTTCATGCATTGGAGTAAACTCAACAATATTATCTGAAGATGTAAACACACGAATAAGTTGTGGCAATGCGCCATCAATAGCTTCAGCAACTTCACCAGTAACGATAGATGATTTACCCTCTACTTCATTTCCATATGGTCTACGTAAGTAGTACTCCATAGATTGCTGACGTTCACCAGTTGTTTCAGACTGAATGTAGCCAAGTGATGACCAAATCTCAGAGTCAATAATGGCTTTGAGTTTGTTCTCATCCATTATGTAACCAGATTTTCTATTTATCTTTGGGTTGGTTTCAGCCATTTATACGATCCATTTATTATTTGTTGTTAAGGGTTTGTCCCAGTCAGATCCAGACTCATCTAGACCTACTGCAAGATAACGAAATGCATCGCTAGAATGACTGCACCAATTATGAAGTGGTGAATCAAAAAAGACATTGCGCTTCTCGTCATAGTTTCTTCTGTAATTTCTTAAAGCATCAAGCCCTAGCTTGGTTGCCTCTTTATCAAACCAGCAGCGTGGTAGTAATCTACGCACTGCCATAATTCCATCTGCAACTGGCATCTTAGGTACGACTGTAATTTCAAGTCCAGCCTCTTCTAACATTTCTTTTCTAGACTTCCCTGTGCCAAGTTCTCTGACTTGTACATCATGTGGAAGTAATTGCACTGCCTCTTCATAATTGTTTTTACGCAACCATGAAACGTAAGCATCTAATCCTTGTGAGTGACCTTCATAATAGTTGATAAGCCTTACTTCTTTACCTACCAGCTGGGCTACCCAGATTGCAGTTGAATCAGCAATACCTAAGTCCCATGCACAATATGTCTTGCTTAGTTCCTCGTAAGGAATAGTAGTGATCTGTTTCTTTTCTTCAAGCTCATTAATGATCTGACCATAATAACTACCAGTAACAGCTGCATTAAACGAGCATTCATATTCTTGAAAATACTTATCATCTGACCCCATCTCAATACGAGCTGATGCAAGTTCTGTTGGTGGAATGATTCCAGTTTCACTTGCCTTGAATTCTAATAACTTCCAATTATCTGTGCCTTTTTCAGCACGATCACGCAAGTCTTTAAAATAGTTATTGCCTTTAGGTGTGCCAATAAATAAGCACCAACCCATACGATCTGATAATGATGGTCTTACTATCTCTGTGAACACACTGGGCTGAACATCGCCAACCTCATCTATAACACAGCCATCCATGTACATACCTCGTAATGAATCTGGTGAGTCTGCTCCAAATAATGATATGCGTCTACCCATGAAGTCAACACGCAATTCAGCAATGTTAGCTACAGCACCAAGTGGTCTAGTATAGTCCACGAGATATTGCCATGCAACTCTCTTCGCTTGTGAATATGTTGGAGCTATGTAACAAAATCTTGGGTTAGGTAGTTCACAGTTTAATGCACTATCAATCAACTGCATGATTGCAGAAACTGTTTTTCCCATGCGCCTATGCGCCACCACTACATTAAATCTATGTTCTTTAACAGCTTGGTGAATTAATTCTTGTGGATCACGAGCCTTATATTTGAGATCTATTGTTTCAATGACCTCTTCATTCTCAACTAACTCTTCACTCATTTGATTCCAGTGATTACTTTTATAGTAACTGGAGCTTCTGAATCACCTGTTAGTTCAGTACTGGATAGATCTGGTAGTGCCTTCTTTAGCAATACTTCAGCTGCCTTCATTCTACTCGCAGGAAGCTCACCAGAATCTAGTCCAAGTGCATGATTTTGCAAGACATTTAGGAGCTGACTTGTCTGTATCTTTGCCCTAATTTCGTCTTGATGTTTTCTTCTTAATCGTTCTGCCATATTGTAACTCCATTACTGGGTCATTACCTTTGTGTGTAAAAATACGTTAAATATTACAAGCTACGTGCTTTGTATGTAATCTATACATAGCTAAATCGTAGCATTGCATTTTAAGTTAAATTTGCGATACTACCATTTAACCTTGTTAGCCCAATAAGCTGCACTCATCTTACCTTTTTCTATGTTGTCAGCGTGTCTTGCTTTAAAAGATTTAGCTCTTGTTGTATCTGTCTTATCGCCAACTACACCTTGCTGACCAAATCTAATAAGCTTTTCTTTGTCACCTACTTTAGCCAACACAGCGTGTGACTTAGTTGGATGACTAGGTGTTTTCTTTGGTTTGTTATAACCAGAAAAAGTTTCAGTACCTTTTTTAATCATTTTTTCTTAGCTGTCTTTGCTGATTGCTTAAATGCTTTGGCAGTAGGTGCGCCCTTACTTCCTACCTTGCGCATCTTCTCACCAGATCCTTCAGCTATTCTTTTTTGTTTAGCGTGTATGTTTGCGTATAACCCTTTAGCAGCCACTTTTCATACCTTTTTTAGCTGGCTTCATTACCATTTTTTTTCCTGTTTTTTTAGCTTCTTTTTTTGCAGCAGCTACACCAGTTTTAGTGTAACTAAATTTTTTTCCATTTACGCTTGGCATTGTTTGTTCCTTTTAAATTATGCTAATTCAGTGACACATAATGTTGAAGATGTAACAGTTGCATCCTTAATGTATGCAATCTTATCACCAGCATTAACTTTAAATATAGAAACTGAATTGTTAGGAATCATCATGCTCGTTGTAATAGAAGCTGTTGGAGCTGTGCCAAATGCAACATGACAGTGACCAAGTGAACAAGAAACTCTTACTAAAGTTGTACCTGCACCAAAAGCAGTTGAAGCTGCTGTGGTGTTACCTACTGTAAATACTTGTGATGTACTTGGTACATAAGCGTCTACTAAATTTTCATTATCATCAAATCCTACTTTACTCATTTTTTACCTTTCTTCATCATTTTTTTCATATCGCCTTCTTTCATTTGCATTTTCATAGGCTCTGATTTTTCATGCTTTTTCATTGCAGATTTGGATTTATACATTTCCATGCCTTCCATGATTAGCTTTCCATTTGATTTTGCTTTAGCGTGTGCCATTATTTTTTCTTTCCCTTAGATTTAGATTTACCTGCAACTGATAATGCAATAGCTACAGCCTGCTTTTGTGGCTTGCCATGCTTCATCTCTGTCTTAATATTTGCAGAGATTGTTTTGCTACTTGAACCTTTTTTGAGTGGCATATATTTCCTTAAAATGATCGTCTAAACATTAGTTGCAATAAATCTTCTGGAATCATTGGAGCTTGCACTGGCAAATTTTGCTCTATGCCATATGGTAATTGACCACGCATACTTGGCTGACCTTTACTATATTGCGCACTAATTTCATTATCGCCTCTGGATAGAGCTGCGTCAACTCCACCAAGATTAAATTCTTTAGTGTTCTTATCCATGTAACCACCACCACTAACCCCAGCACTGAATCTTCCATTGTTTAATGGCTGGTTATAGCCTATACGACCACCACCAAATACTGATTTGTTGTTTCCACCCACCATGCCATTAACATCTATGTTACTCATGATAGCTTGCATTTGTTCTGGGTTACTTATTTGTTGCAGTTTTTGTTGGAAGTTTTGAGCAGTAGGTATATTGTTTCCCATTTGCGTTTGTGCTTCACGCAAAAGTTTTTGAATTTCTTCTGGGCTTAATGAAAGTAATCCATCCATATTATTTTAAAAATCTTAATTTAAATAATGCTTCAGTTAAACTATTAACAATGTCATCCACCAATTGATTCATGTCAGAATCTTGTGGAAGTTTTTCTCTAAGAATTTTTACATCGTTATAAATCTTTTCAACTTCTACAACACAGTCATTTTCTGGAAGATCGTAGAAGTGAGGGAACTCTTCTATCTGACCATACTTGCCCATAAAACTTTCTGCGTAAGTATCTGCACCTTCTTGCAATGCTTCATAGAGTTCGCCAAGCGTAACGTGTTCAGCATATGATTTAGACATCCAGTGCATTAGATGTACGTTAGTAACAGCGTGCAGCAATAGCAATAAAAATGTAGGAGCAATTTGATCCTTGCTTACATCTTGTTTAAATTCATTCGCCATTTAATTCTGCCTTTGTGTTTTCGTGATCTATTAATTTGAAATGTGTGAGGTTTCTACAGTCTGGGCAAATAGAAGATCCTGTGTCATCTAAGTCGTATGGCTCGCCACACTCATGACAGATTTGAACTTGAATCATATGCTTTCAGACAAAAAAAAAGCCTACATTAAAGCAGGCTAAAATAGGAGTACTGAAAGTAATAGATACAATTATCCCAGCAAGTTAGAATTATACGTTATGGAGTACTACCTGTCAATGTCTACGTGTCAGTAACCTTAGACATCATAGTTAATAAGTTATCCATAGCCAAATTGTAGTGGTAATTTTGCAACTCTTCTGGTTTTGCTCCCAGCCACTTTGAATACACTGCATTTTTTTGACGTTCTGGCAATGAGTCAATTTTAGCGTCTAATGCCCTTACATGAGATTTGATCATTACATCAAACATATCGTCAGTGCTGGTACTAGCACCTCCACCATACATACCAAGACTTCGTGTTGGATATCCCAGCTTGTGAGAATCGCCTTGATCCATACTGTATGCCCACTTTCCTAGCAACTCGTCTAATTTATCAATATGCATTTAATCATTCTGGTAGTGAGATAATACCCCATAAGACTCATAAGGAACTTTAACCCTTAGATTATGCTTGGTGGTGTCCTCGTTGTAAATAGTTCCAGATAAATTTTTAAATGCTTCTGGAAGTGGTCTAAGTAAAGATTGCAGCGCACATGGTTTTGTCAGATAGTACTTGCATCCACAACGTCTACCATTAGATTGAATGGTATTTTTTTC